ATAGACTTTTCTTTGATCTATATATATGCAAATGTGAAATATCGTATATATTATATTTATTTATGTCGGAAGATATTCCGGCAACAAAAAACGGAAGAAAGATCCCTTTTTTGTTAAATGATAAGAAAAATAAACGGGAGAAAACAATGAAGGAAGTCATCTCATTAGTCAAAGGCTGGGTAGACGACATAGCTCATCTATTAATGTCCTTTGTAGCCATAGGTGCCGTTTCTGAAGTAATATTTGGAACTGGAGTCTTTGGTGTTAATGTTATAGGTAACCTGACATCAATCATAAATACATTCGGCGAATCTGGATTTGCTGGACTTGTCGCTTTGTTGGTGTTGGTGGGTTTATTCCGTAAATAGCTATTATCGGATAATGAAAAAGGGGAACTATTAATTTATTTCCCCTTTTTTTATTTATTTTTTAAGTGTTTATATTATTGAAGATGTAGGGGCAAATAAAAAACTACTCAAGTGAGTAGTATTTTATTTTCTTAGAAGTTTTTTAACGAGTGTATCATTGTGGTATTACATAATGTTACACTTGTTTCATTCTGTTACAGAAATGATCCTGTGTTTGAATATGCTATACTCCCAGTATTTGCGAATTCATGTTGAAGTCGAGTATTATATTTCTTCATTGTATTCACAATACGAGTAATATGTTGAGTTTTAGAACCAGTCATTTCACGGATTAAAATATATAAAGCTTTCTTATTAAAATTTTCTATATTCTCTCTACGTCTAAACATTTCCAATACAGCATCTGCTACAAGAATATCTTTTTGTCGTCTAAAAATATTAGTAAGATTAACTTCCCAATAATATAACATTTGTTTTACATATTCTTGATTCCATTCTCCTACTTCCTTTTCCTCTTGAGTACGATTCATATTACTTTGATAATCAAGAACTTCCATCTTATCATGTATTTTATAATGTTTATAATTCTTATTATTATGAAGAATCAAATAATTCTTAGCAACAATACTAAAATATGAAAAGGCCTTTCCTTTACCTTCCTTGAACTTATGCATATTCATAACAAGAAAAGAAACTACTTCATGTTTGACTTGTTCTGACGATACATCAAAATAATAAAACTTAAAAGTATGTATTATATTTTCTGCTAGTTTATCAAATGCATATGATATATGTTCATTATAAATTTTATTCTTTAATCTTGCATCATCTGACTTATTATAACGAATTATTGCATTTTCAACAACTTGATCAAAATAATAATTTTTAGGTTTCTTCTTTTTCTTTACTGGTGTTTTAGCTTTGCTCACTAATTTCCTCTCCTTCTGTTAGGTCGTTTAACTCATTAACTACTTCTTTTATTGAATCGAATATAGAACCTATTTCATCATCTGACTCAAAGTGTCCAGTAGAATCTATATCTTTTAATTCTTGTTGGACTCGATTCACTCTATCAGTAAAATTTTCTACCCAAGTTTCAAGTAATTCTGTTTTTCTATTTAAGTTCCAAATTACATATCCTTCTGCAAGAATAGCAATTCCTAATACTATTTCTATAATCATGATTTATCTCCAAATAATTCATCAAACAAGTCTTGGTGTTTATTTTCTAAAACTGGATCTTCGTGTTTTTGTTCTTCCTTTTCTACAGTAACACTTTTGATATTTTCTATCCTACTTTCCATTTCTTCTTTCTCATCTTCGTCACCACGTTTCCATTCATCTGCTTCTGCTAATGTTGCCATGTGGTCAGCGAAATGAATAATATGTGGTAAACGACTTTTTATTGACTTTTTAACATCAAACACTTTAAGATAAAATTCACTTGATTCATCATATAAACCATCAGCAAGTTTTATTGATAGTGTCTCTTTCATAGTAACTTTAATACCATAATGTTGTAATAGAAAAAGTGCTCTATCTGGAACTCTCATATTATCTATATCACTATTTTGAGTATAAACTTCACCAAGAGTTTTACGTCTCCAATCGTTATCTTGTGGAACGTAATATTCATCATTTAAATCACCAACTTTACCTAAGTCGTGATGTAAGGCTGAAAAGACAAGTTCTTCGTCTGTCCAATCCTTATGACCCCCGACTGATTCATAAACTTTTGATATCTGTAATGCTGTGTCTTTGACGTGAAGTACGTGTTCTACATAACCACCTACATGACAATAATGATATTCTTCCTTACCAGATGCTGGTGCCATTATCATTCTATCTTCTAAGTCATGATACATTTTTAGAAGTTTTTCGCGTCGTTCACTTCCATCTTCAAATGTATCCTTTATAACCTGTATTAACTTGTCCCAATTTTCCTTTAATTGGGCTTCGTTTAATTGTTTCATTTATAACCTCTTATTTTATAATTTCCTTAATTTTCCTTTTTTAACTGTTACTCTATGTTCATAAGTACCTTCTTTTTGAACTGCGGTGTAGTCATCACCGTCAATACTTTCTATTTGATAGGCTGGATCGTTTGTAAGTTCTCCTGACCTGAAACCAACTATTAAAACGTGAACCCAATCACCAACTTTTAATTCAGATTTATCTGGCATTTATTATTCCTTCTTATTATTTACTAATTGAATATTATCTGTCCAATTCATCTTATAGATGTGAACATTTTCATACTTATATGGTTTTACATTTGTAGATTCTAATATGTCAACATAATTAACATACTTTGGATTCATCGTATCTCTAACATTATACACACCATCCTTATCTGGTGTTCCTTTAATAAGAATGAAATCTCCATAGTCAAATGGACCACCCCATCTCTTTAAAAGATTACGAGATAGTGCCACATATTTGTAATCAGATGCTTTACTAATACGAATACGAGTTCCGTCTGCTGTAATATTAGGTGTCATATCTGTTTGTGGATAAACTGGTTGATACATTGTTACATCAACTACTACACCATATTTATAAAACTCACTTAAATCATTGTGTAGTTTATCATTCTCTATCAATAGTTTATCAACTTCATTTGAGTAAAAACTTCCTTGATTTTTAAACATATTAACAGAAACAAATCCATTCATCAATGTTATAAATACTAATCCCGCTATTGCCTTGTTAGTAGATATCATTTTATTCTCCTTTTTTGAATACAAAAATCGGTTCATACTTTAAATAAGTATTATTTACTTTAACCGAATTCTTAACTTTTTGTTGATCTACTCCTATCATAGAAGTCATCAACATTTTTAATTTACCTTGATATTCACCACCAAGAGATTCAACTATATCTACACTATCTTGTTCCAACGGATGGTACTTATCTTTTCCAATTTTGATATCGGATATATTCCATAATAAATATCTATTTGGTCTTAAATATTCATATGCAGTGGTCAAAGTTGGTCTTAAAAAATTGTCTCTCCAACTATCATACTTAGGGTATAACTTATAGCTTTGTTCTTCATCTTCACTATATTGCTCTCTGTCAAAGTATGGCGGGCTGGTAAAAACTAAATCCAAGCTCCCCTTATACGTTTGAAACTCCAAATTGTTCCCAATAAATTCACTTCCATCTTGAAATAAATGATAAGTATTCTTTTCTTCCTGCCAAAAAGGATTGGTTTCTAATACTTCATCATTAAAGAAATCTGCTACATATTCATATCTTGATTTATCTAATTCGTCTATATAATTGTCCGTGTTAGGGTCTGTGCCAATATAATGAATTCGTTTGAGTGATGACATAGCTCCGAGAATACGACCACCCCAACCACTCGAAGGATCGTAAATGTTTACTACATCTTGTTTAATATGTTCTGTATATGTTTCATATAAATACCTCGCTGTCAATGCTGGAAAATTCACTGCTGGTTGTCCAAGTCCCAATCTAAATGCTTGGATACCTGCTGGAAATAGTTTTTGACCAAGTTCAAATCTATGAACCAAAAACTTATATCTGTTACCGTCCACTTCTTTTGGTAAATTTGTTTTGTGTTTATCATCAAGTTTTTCTACCGTAGACTGTGATAGGGTTAAATAATCACTTTCTATATCACCTCTATCCTTATGATAACCAACTTTCTTTTGTTGTACTATAAAAAAGTTTTCGGTTAACTCTTCATCCTTTAACAAACATCTTGACCAATTATACATGGAATCTCTTTTTAGAATTCTACGAATAACCTTTTGAAATTTATCTTTATAGTCATCGGTAAACCATTCATAGATAGAACCATTTTGAACACGAGTCTTTAACATAGTAGGAAAAAATTGATTAACACTACTTGCGTGTTTATTATAATTCTTAATTACATCATACTCACCAGTATCTTCATCCTTTGTTAAGAATTGTTTCTTACCTTGATGTAATGGATAATCTCTAAGTTTTCTAAAGTTCTTTTTTATACCCTCGGTATTCTGGCCAATAGTAGGTGGAATACCTTTTTCATCCCATTCAGATAAAATAAACTTACGTAACTTCTCAATCCATGCAGTAGTTTGTTCTTCTTCCATCCAAAGGAGTTCTTCGAAGTTTATATTAACTTCAGATTCTAAGAGATTACTTCTCTCATAATAATGTTTATTCATATATTGATCTTACAACAATTTATAACCAAAGTCAAGCCTTTTTTTGTGGAGCTGCGGCGATTCGAACGCCGGTCCTGTCTGTTTCCTATACAAAGTCATTTACAGCTTAGTTGGATTCCAAATCTTAGTCATCCACAACCTTTGTCAAGTTATATACAGGTCTTGAAAACTGGTAGTTTCTTTAATCACTAACTTCCCTCTAACTAAAGTGAGACCGTCTAACTTATTTTATGACCGAGTGTTAGACAACTCAGTAACTTATGCGTATGCGTAAGTTGGTTGATAATCTGAAACGGGTTCAACGAAGCTCTCTAAGTTGGACACCATTTCTGAATTGGCTAA